GTAAGTTGAATTGTTGCTTTCGCTGTTTCGCTAAACGCATTTTTAAGAATTAAAAACACACCTAAAAGCAAAGTTAATCCAACGGCTATAGGTAGTATTGAAGCTGATATTAAAGCAAAACCCGAAACAACTAAAGGGATGATTGCTAATATACCACCAATAGCCAAAGCTAATGGACCTATAACAGCTACTAATCCAGCTACGACAACGATTGTTGTTTTTGTGGTTTCGGAAAGTTTAGAAAAGGCTTTTATTTTTTCGTTTACTATAGTTATTAATTTAGTAAATAATGGTAAAATAACAGATCCTAATTCAGCTGCAACTTGTTTTAGACTTTCTTGAAAAATTCGTGTTTGATTAGCTGCGCCGCCCTGTGTTCTTTCAAAATCACCTTGCGAGTTCTTTGTTACCGAAAGGATATAATTGTATCGCAATTGCACCTTTTCGGCTTGCGACATTTGCTCATAGGTTTTTTTGATACCAGATGATAATGCAAAATTATTTAAATTTACCTCAGTCATTACGATTCCCAATTTTTTAAGGGATTCCGTTTCACCTGTGAAGATTGCCGAAATAGCAGTGTTTGCAATATCGATAGATATGTTTTTGAACGAGGCTAAGTCACCTGCTAGTCCTACTAAGGACGTGGACATTTTAGCCGCTTCACCTGTTGTCAAGCCCATACTGGTTCCCATATCACCATAAGCTGCCGCCATGTCAAGAGCAGTGCCTTTTGCAATACCAAAACTTTCTAAAGAGGTATCTGCAAACTCTTTGACCTGGACTGATGATGACTTAAAAGAGACATCGACTTTATTTAAAGATTCGTTGTAATCGCTGGCAAATTTTACAGCAGCCGCACCAGCGGCTAGAATAGGTAAAGTAACATAAGCCGACATATTACGACCTACTTCTTGAAATTTTTGGCCTACTTTGTCAATGGTTCGTAAACTGTTTTGCATCTCAGAACTAAATTCTTTGAGATCAACTGCAAATCGAATGTTTATTGAAGCTAATGAAGCCATTGACGGTTTTTTATTAGTTTATAAAAGTAGTTTTATGGTTGTGTTTTAATGGTTAAATTATTTAACTTTCGATTGATGAAATTTAAAAAAAACACTCCACCCTTCGCGCAACCCTCTAATGAGGGGGACAAAAAAAAGCTAGTGTTTCCACCAGCTTTTTCCACCTAATTAAAAAAAATCAAAAAACTATGAATCCTTCTTTGCGTTATCCTGTCGCTCCCAAAAAGCGTTGAGATCTTCGAGGTCTCCTTCTATTTGAGCCGCTTTTTTTATTGCTAATTCTTCAAGTTGTTTTTGTTCCCATTGAAAAGGTAAGATGTTGTGTTTTTCTACACCTTTTTCTAAATAAGGAAACATAATTGCATACATTAATTCACGTGTGCGAATCCAATGTTGTTTTGAATTCTCGGTTTCGCTTTTACGAAATCCTTTCATTGCATTAAGAAAAGAACGCGGTGTGAGCTCGTATAATTCTGTAAAAGTCATTCGCAATTGACCTAGTCCAATTTCTTCAATTTTATCCCAAGTAAGCGTTTCTGGTATGGTGTCAGTTTCCTGACTATCTACTTTCCCTGGTCTACAGGTTCGCTTTTTGGTAACGAATTAACGATTCCTTCTTTGAAATTGTCTAAGGCTTTCGGGTCATTAAAAAACTCTTCGATAATATCAAACTTTGATAAATCGTCAGTGCAACCGCCGTATTCGATAGCCGAAATTAGCACTTGTTCCAGGACATCGATTTGATCGAAAGTTAATTTACCATCCGTTGAATCGAGAACAGCGATGCGTTGCACGACTTCGTCAATGCCAGGTAACTGCCATTTTCGACCTAGGATTCTAAAAAGTCCCAAGCCAAATTTTAGCTTGAAACTTTTTTTTCCTAGTTTTAAAATCAGATCGTTCATTATACAGCTAATGTAGTCACGAAGTCACCATTTCCTTTGAACGAAGCATCGCCTGTAGCTACTCCATTTACTCCAGCGGTTAGGTTTATTCCTTCGATAAAAGTGTCGCCTGTAATGATTACATCACCTGCAACACTAGTTGTGAACTGTACTTGGACTTGAGCACCTGCTACATAAGTATCTAAAATTTCTTTTAGTCCGATTTGAGTAGTTGAAGCATCAGGTTTGTTTGCTACTAAATAATTAGTAGAGACACCCCAAGTCAATGTACCTGGTGATACTTGTTCGCCATTGGTATCTTTCGAGGCGATTCCGTCCATATTACGAGAGGTAGTGAACGAACATTCGGTAGCGTGAAAGATTGTTTTTCCGTCTACACGAATTCTTAAATTTTTTCCAGCATAGGTATTTCCTGCCATAATTTCTATAATTTATTAAAGTTTATAATTCCGACAAAAGACTGATCTTGTTCTACAAATTCTATTTCAGAATTTAACCAGTCGTAATTTTCTTTTATAATAGGTTTTATTTGGTCCAAGAATTCCACACATTTTCGATAGGAATTTTGTTCGAAATAAAACAGTAAACTCACACTAGCCGAATCGCCATCTTTACTTTGCCCGGCTTGTTCTTTGATAACATAGTTTGCAAAAGGATACACTTCGTCAGTAGAAGAAACTATTGGCGAAAGTCGTTCTTCCATCACATCAGTAAAAACCGATTGTGCTAGTAAGAAGGTTGTTATTTCGTCTGATAGTTCGAGCATTAGTTGCTTAGTTTATTGATTCTACGTTGGACAAAATTTGTCAATTTCTTTTCGGCATCGGCAGTTAGTGCGCTTTTGTTTCTTTCGTAGGCAATATCCATAAACGGAATCCCTTCGACACGACCTACTGTATTTCCTTTTCTTTTATTGGTAACACGCGCTAACACACTTTTTTTACGACCGCTTTTTAATAGCTTACCACTGTTTTGATTGTTGCGATATATCGCGTGCCCACCATGCACCATATGACCATACCATCCATCATTTCCATTCTTTGCTCTAGGACCTACTAATATTGTTGGATTACTAGATTTTGAAGTAATCAGTCCAATCGATTTTTTAAGGTTTCCAGGTTCAATTCTCTTACCTCTAGCAACGTGCGATTTTTTACTAATTGGAGCGGCACTTTTCGCGGCTAAAACTGCTGGACGTGCTACTTGACGAAGAATAAGAAGTACTTCTTTTTTCTTATCTTTGTCGTTTGCTAATTCTCTAATCTTAGCTTGCAGTTCAGGAAAACCAGAAACGCTTATACCTAGATTACTCATAATTCTTAACGATTAATTGCAAGTGCGATTTTCTACCTATTTCGATTACATTGATCACGTCATAGAGTTTTCCGTCACACAATAATCCTAATTGATTTTTCAGGTTGTTTACTTCCTGATTGTATCGGATGGTAAACTTTTTGTTGACCAAGTATCTAATTTTACCTTCGACATCTTCGGTTCCTGAAACATCTTGCATATAAGCAAATGGTGTCGCAATTACTTGTTGAGTAACTTCTTTTTCGTTAGTAGAATTTCGTGTTGCCACGAATTTTACTATCGAAACTTTGCGGTCCATTTGTCCTATAAACGGTTTGTCCATTAGAATTTTCTATAAGGTCGAAGCAAATTATTTGATGCTGAATTATTACCTTGTTCGCGATCTTCTCTTCTTTCGTAGAAATCAGATAAACGCAAGTTGATAGCTTGTATAATTGGTTTAGGGCAGGTTGCTAACGCAAAGCCTTGTTTAATTGTGACTATAACTGCATCATCACGTTTATCGGTTTCTACTGTTGAAAGAAATTTAATATAAAAACATTCGATGATATTTGATTTTCGCAACTGGTATTGTTCGGCTGCTAAAAGTGTCAAAGTAGTTTCACCAGGTGCGTAATATTCAATCTTGGTTATGTTGTCATTTTCATAGTTGCGCTCGAAAGTTATTGTTTCAAAACTACTAGCTTCTAAAATTAGATTTCTTTCGGCTATAGAACGATTGATATAATCTTCGCAGGCTACTTGCGCAGCGATACTGTATGTTTCTATCAATTCATCTTCGTCAGTGAATGAATTTTCTATCCTGAGTTGTTTTTTTGCTTTTGACAAAAGCACCATAGGATAATTTTCGAGAGTTTGTGTATAAAAGTGAGTTACCATAAGATTTTATTTTACGAGTTCGGCGTAACCAGCTTCGATCAATTCAGTGGCTTGTAATTCAGGCAGAATTCCTTCTTCGTCAACATTGTAACCAAGTCCAAATTTTCCCGTTGGCGAAAGCAAGAATTTTATTTTTAAAACTCCTACTTCTTTTGAAGTAGGAGTTGTTTTTTCTTTTGCCATCTTTTTAAGATTATGCAGTTAAAATATCTTTAACAACTGTAAATGCTTTTGGCTCTTTTACCAAAACATCCATAAACAAGTTTACAGTTACTTCTATTAATCCTTCTTTTTTTCTTGAAAATTCATCTACTGATAAATCCATATAACCCCATTGGTTGATTAACATTTGAGAGAAATCACCAAAAACCAAAGCAGAACAAATAGCACCAGAAGTTCCTTTGACTAAGTTTGAAGGCACGTGGTTAGAAGCTTCTGATCCATAACCATTGATTTCGCCTGATTTATCCATAAGATAATTCAAATCACCAGCGGTATGTTTTGTTTTTTTCAATTTACCACGAGTTTGCGGATTGACAACATAAGCCATTTTAGCACTGTTTGCGTTCGCGATAAACGTTTGTGTTTCAACATCAACAATCATGTCCCAAGTTGGAGCCGCTCCATTTGTTCCTAAAGCCACTGAATTTGTTCCAGAAGCATTTAAGATTCCGAAAGGTTGACCTGAGCCTGTTCCATTAATTGCAGTGGCATCTAATTTATTTTCGATGGCTGCATTGATTTCTTTGATGGTGTACATTTCAATATCGATACTTGATTGCATCAACATTTGTAAAGAAATTGGCACCGTTACAGAAAGTCTTTTTGGAATAGAATCTACGTATCCGTAAACATTAGCTGTTTCAGCGGTTGTAGCATTTTCTCCTTCCCAAGAAGCTACGATTCCGCCTTCATTTTTAGGAAAACGAAGATTTCCTGTTAATCCTGTAAGATAGGTTGCACCTAACTTTGTCATTAAAGGTTCTGGTCTCAAGAAATCGATTGGCGATTGCAAATCAGTTGCTACTAAAGCGCTTCCGGTTGTTCCTGAATTACCAGTTACGTTTTGAGTTGCACGAGTTTCGAAAGCGAATCCGCCACCTACAGCAATACCAGCTTCGGCCGCTGCTTTAGTCGCACGTTGGTGCATTTCAAGTTCTACACCTTCTAAAGGTAAATTTCCATTTACCAACTGCGAACGAATCGCACGGTGCAAAGAGAATGTTCTTTTTGCTTTTGGTGCTTTGTCTTTTTCAGGATCTAAAACACTTTCGCCACCATCTAAGGAACGAAGATTTTCTTCGTATGCTAAGACATCAGCAAGATCTCTTGTTAATCCTTCGATTTCAATTTGCAAGGCACGAAACGCTGTCGTTTCTTGTTCATTTAAACTTCTTGTTTCGGCTGCTGCAGTTGTATGCAACGCCTTTTGAGCTTCAATCTTTTGAGCTCGTTGTTGTAAAATAATAGCAGATTTTTTCATTTGCTGTTTATAAATTAGAGTTAATAATAATTTGAGCGTCAAAAGCGTTGAGCTCTTTATGGTTATCCTGTTCTGTTTCGACTACAGGAATATCTTTTGTGATTGCGGCGCGAATTTCTTCGATGGTTTGCGATTCGCGTTTTAAAGCTTCTGGGTTTGATCCTATTGGTACGATGGACCATTCTAGTAATTCTGATTCGTCAAAATAGATTACGTCACGGTCCTCGCCCAATTTCTCGTCGCCCCAATGTCCTTTTTTTGGATTAGCTCCAATAGAAGCCATTCTTAAAGTTCCCGCCTGAATTTTTTGAAAAACCTTTTCGGCCACAGGATTTAATTCAGCACTTTCGAAACGAACGATTGCTATGAGTTGATTGTCTTCGACACGAACAGTTGATGTTCCAATTACCATGTCAGGATTATCGGAATACGATTTGTGGGCATAGAAAACAACCGGATTATTTTCGTAGCGTTTTAGATCCCAGCCAGAGATTTTAAAAACTGTCCCATACGTATCCGGTGCTTCGGTAGAAATCACGAATTCGGCTTCGCGGTTTTCTTTGTTTTGGTCGGACAAAGCGCGGACAACAGCTTCACGGATTACGGGTTTATTTAGATTAATTTTCATTTTCTTGTAGCTTTAAATTGTTTTCAATTTGCTTTTCGGTAAATTGATTTGTAGGTGTTAAGAATTCGTCTAGCAGTTCAGGACCATCATTCATATCTTCTTTTCGACGGGCTTCGTTACGGCTAAAAATTCCTGAATAGACCATTTTTGATAAATATTCGCCACGTGATTTTATATCGGCACGAAGCAATACGTCAATGTTTCCACGCACGTAAAAGCCGTTTTTTGTTTCGGATGGTAGGAATAATTTTTTGGCATATTCCTGTTCGAAATTGGTGATGTGTGGCTGAATAGTATCTGAAACGTGATCGAGTGATTGCTGCTCGATATTGTTATTTGTAGATTGCTGGAGTGACTTGATTTTGTGCGGTGCGATGTTTAACCAACGAGCAATGTCTTCGATAGAAAATCGAGATTGTTCTATGATTTGTGCTTCTTGCGGTGTAATGGTTATGGCTTTCCATTTCATCCCTTCGTCAAGAACAGCTACACGAGTTGCATCTTTTTGCGCTAAAGCTTCTTTGACGGATGACGTAATCATTTGTTTAGCAGCTGGATTATATTGTTTTTCACCTTCAATAATTCCTTGGCGAACGCCTTTGTTTTGGAAATTTGTAGCTGAAAATTCCTGTACGTCAATTGCTAAATTGAGTTGTTGTGCTGCATTTGTAATGACAGATACACCCACGATACCGTTGTGAGTAAAGTTTTTGAAGTGTAAAACTTCGCTTGCTAAAAGCGGTTGTGCATATCCTGTAACATCGTACATCAAAACACCTTCTTTGATGCGAATATCTTTGACACGATCCCAGTTGATAAAATCAGTTGAGATAGGTTTTCCGGTTGTATCCGTGTTTATTTTCGCTAAGCCGTTACCGCGAAGTAATACTGATGTTGCCATCGTTTTACGAAAAATAAACGAGGTCATAAGCGAGTTAGGCTCGTTTGCAATAATATTATGTGCTGGATGGTTTGATCTTGAAACTCGGTTTCCGTTTTCTTTTTGATAGACTGCAAAAGGGATTTTTGCGATGTCGTTAGAAATCTGATCTACACCGTTGTAAAATGCTGAAAGCTTTAAGGCTTTGTTGTGATTCATTCCAGTTGTTCCGGCTGTTCCTAACGAAAAAATGCCGTTTCCGAAAGTTCCAAAATAGGAATTATCAGAAGTGGCACTTCTTTTTTGAGGTGTGAACATTTCGCTAAAAGCACTGTTTAAACTCATTTTACCTTTGTAATAATGGGTAAAATTAGAGGTGTTGTAGCGTGTAAATGGTTAAATTATTTAACTTTGTGTCATTAAGATTTAAGTATTAAGAATTAAGATTTTGAAGTTAGTTTTAAAAAATTACAGATATTAGAATTAATCCGGATACAGCACCAAATCCGGCACCAAGAGCGTATATTAGTTTTTTGGGAGTTTGTCGGCGCGGCGGCCTAGGGTTTCCATTGCTCGTTCGAAGCATTGGTTTAGATCGGATTTATCTTCTTGATCTTCGAAGAAGAAATTCACTTTGATTGCTTTTGCAATTATTAAAAAGGTATGTAAAGTAGGTTTGAACTTTAAGGAAAAAAAACGAGAAACGGAGTTTTGCAACATTCCGGTTTGATGTGCGATTTGTTCCTGGGTAATTTTTTTTTCTTCGGCGATTTCTTTTAGAAGTAAAACGAGCAATTGCCATTGCTCGTTTTCTGGGATTGGGTTTATGTTCATATTTTTATTTATTATAAATTTCTTCAGCTAAATCAGTCCATTCGCCTATGAAATCGATTTGACATTTTTCAGCTGCTGCCATCCAAAATAATCCTTTTTCTTCAGCACAGTCAACTGCTTTGTTGTAAGCATCCATTGGACTATCTGCTAAAATTTTCCAATTTGTAAATCTTGCTTTATGACCTCCTTTTACGTTATTTAATTCAAAACAATCTAATTGAACTACGTAATTTCCTTTTTTTGATTTGTACAGTTCATTTGTTTTTGCTTGAAACGCTTCATTTTTTTCTTTTTCTGCTTGGATTTTTCTTTCAGCTAAAACTTGATTATGAGCTTCTAAAGTTGTGGCTAAAGGTATATACCCGTAAATTCTTGATGCTCCACATCCAGTAGTGGCTATTTCACTAGGAAAATATTTATTTGTTCCATCAAAGAAAGTTTCTAAGTTTTTAATTGTTGAAGGATTTGCTGTTATTCCACCTCCTAAAGAGTTGATAAATTCTACTGCATCATTTGCATTGTTTACTAAAATAGTTTTTTTGTAGTAATTTAAGATAAGTGTTTTCATTTTAATTTTTGCCGTGTTTTGCTGTTGCCGCCAGCGTCTAATTTGTTTTTATATTAAATTTAAGATTTCTGATGCTTCGTTTTTTGTGATGTATTTTGAAAGTGTTTTCAAAGAATTAATTCCAAAATTGATGTTTAAGAATTTAAGATCATAAACGCAATCGTTCATTTTGTTTTGGTTAAAATTACGAACGTGTGAAAGATAAGCGAATGCTTTTAGTTCAAATAATGATTGAGCAGTTGCAATTGTATTTCCTTTTTCAAGATCGTAGATTGCATTGAAGAAATTAGAAGAATTTCCGTTGATGTAATCGATGTTGTTTTCTTGATCAAATATGAATTGGTTTTTGAAATCACCATCGATGAATACTAAATAATCAACATCATTTGTATGACGTGGAGA